AACAATCTCGATCGCGGGCACCTTCCCGAGCGCACCGAAGCCGATGAAAAGGCTCGCCAGCTCGCCCTCGCCAACACCAAGGCTCGCCTTCGCATGACCACGCTGTACGCGATAGCGAACCGCTACAACTACCTCGTCGCCGGCACAGACAATGCCTGCGAAGCCTATGTCGGCTACTTCACCAAGTGGGGTGACGGTTGCTTCGACTTCAATCTCCTCGGCGACCTTACCGTCGACGAAGTCATCCAGGTCGGTATCGAAGCCGGCGCTCCTGAGATGTGCATGAAGCGCGTTCCCTCTGCCGGGCTCTGGGAAGGCCAGACCGATGAAGGCGAGATGGGTGTTACGTACAAGGACATCGCCAAGGTCCTTCGCCATCACCAGGCTGAGCAGTGGGCAGGCCAGAACAGTTTCCATGAGTGGGAGTACACTAAGCCTGCTGGCGTCAGCGAGGTAGCATACGCTGAGATTATGCGGCGTCATAATGTCACGGCGCACAAGCGGATGAACCCTCCTTCGTACGACATGTTCCAGGGAACCGAAGAGGACCGCTAATGGCTGTAGACTTCACTGATTCGGCAACCAAAGAAGCTCTGGTCGAAGCCTTTCGAATAGGCTATATTCAGGGCGTAGAGGACTGCGACGTTGGAAGCCCTTACGCTGGTCACCGGGTCAGTGAAGAGAATGCCACGCTGATGTTCCGTACTAAGCTAGATGAATCAGTCGAATTCATGGAAGATGTAAAAAAGTACAACCCAGCAGGAACGTTCAACATCAAACTTCTAGAAGGGGACGATAATGAAGATCGCTCTTGACGTTCATGGAGTGATTGATGCTGCTCCCGAGAAGTTCGTAACTCTCGCTACTCATCTTCGATCATTCTCTTTCGATAATGAAGTTCACATCATAACTGGAGAGTCAATCTCTCAGAAACTCATCAATCAGCTTCTTTCCTATAATCACGGTGAGCAGTTCTGGGATTATCTCGTATCCATTCAAGACGAGCTTGTTAACTCTCCAAATACCGAGGTTATCCGTATTAACGAATACGGTCGCCCCGTATTTCCTGATTACGACTGGAATAGTTTCAAAGGTCGATATTGCAAAGAGCATAAGATCGATCTTGCCGTAGATGACTCTCCGGAGTACGCAGAGTACTACGATCCTAGTGTCACTACGTTCCTTTTGCACGACTCTAAGAGGTATCCTAGTTGAAGCTCTATCACGGAACAGATAGGGAATCTTGGCAGAAAATTCAAAATGAAGGGATACTGTGGGGCTCGCCCAGGCGTCTTGAATTTCGGTTTAGGAATAGAGTGCTATCTCCTGATGGAATAGAATACATTACAGAAAGGGGTATGAATGAGTTCTGTAAGGAACATGGCATATATCGAACTGCTATGAGCCTTGTAGCTCATGGAAAAAAGCCAGACTGGCACGGTTGGAGAGTTCTTGGACTCTCAGAGTAGCAAATAGATATAATAAACGCACGAAAAGGAGGCCATAAATTGGCTATTATCGATTCGTTACTCGATTCGGACCTTTATAAAATTACAATGTTGCAGAGCGTCATTCACAAGTTTCCTAACGTGTGGGTGAAGTATAGATTCAAGTGCCGAAATTCCGGGATAGCGTGGACTGATACGATGGTGAAGCGTATCTCGGATGAGATCGATCACTATTGCACGCTGATGCTCACCAAAGAAGAGCTCGCGTGGGTATCGAAACTTCGGTACATCAAACGCGATTTTGTGGACTTCCTCCGCATCTACAGACCTCAGCGAGAACACGTATACATTACGCACACGCCCGGTAAGGGAGATCTCGATATAGTGGTCGAAGGACCTTGGTTTTTGACCATCCTGTTCGAGGTGCCTGTCCTTGCTATCGTCAATGAAGTGTACTTTGATGAGACCCGAGGCTCGTCTCAGGTGCAGGGATACCGCTTCGAAGGAGCACGTAAGCTCCTTGCTAAGAAGATCGAGCTCGCTGCTAAAGAAAAGTTCCTCTTTTCAGACTTCGGTACCCGTCGTCGCTATAGTCGAGATTGGCAGGAAGAAGTCGTCAAGACTTTAGCTGATAGCCTTCCTCGTAATGTATTCGGCGGTACGTCGAATATGCATCTCGCCATGAAGTACGATCTCGTTCCGATTGGCACGATGGCACACGAGTACATTTGCGTAGGTCAGGCGCTTGAAGGCGTAACACTCGCATCTAGCCAGAAGTATATGCTCCAGGCTTGGGTCGATGAGTATCGAGGCGATCTGGGAACCGCCCTGTCCGATACGCTCGGCACGGATAAGTTCCTCAAGGACTTCGATCTCTACTTCGCCAAGCTGTATGACGGTGTTCGCCATGACAGTGGTGATCCTATAGCTTGGGGTGAGAAGATGATCGAGCACTATGAGAGTCTTCGCATTGATCCTAAGACTAAGCAGCTCGTCTTCTCCGACGGGCTGGACTTCGAGAAGGCTGCAATGCTAAACGAGCATTTCAAGGGTCGAGCTAAGGTATCATTTGGAATCGGAACGAACCTCACGAATGACTTTGAGAGGGTTGTTCCTCTCAATATTGTAATGAAGATCGTCGAAGCGAATGATCGCCCTGTTGCGAAAATCTCAGACAACCCCTCCAAATCAATGTGTGAGAATGCAGATTTTATAAATTACTTGAAGCAGGTTTCAAAACAGTAGACCAAGTCTTACCAGGTAAGTTCTACTAATTTATTAGGAGGCCTTATTTTGGTAGGACGAATTTATAAAGTACTTTGTAGTATATCTGGAAAGATTTACATAGGACAAACTACACGTACCTTACATGAACGATGGCAAAGACATTTATCTTCTGCAAGTTCACGAAAAGTAAAAACGCATTTATACGCCGCTATCTTAAAATATGGTAAAGATGCATTTTCTATAGAATTAGTAGAAGACAATATACTTAAAAAGGATCTCGATGAACGAGAACGTTTTTGGATCGAATATTTTCAAGCATCAAATCCTGCTATTGGCTATAATCTTACACGAGGTGGCGTAGCCAACCATGGAGGATGGCATCTCTCTACAGAAGCAAAAGCTAAAATCAGTAAAGCTCAAAAAGGAAGAGTAAAGACGTCTGAGCATCGCCAAAAGCTTTCGAAAGCCATAAAAGCTCGAAACGGAGATTACATTACAGACGAGGTGCGGCAGCGTATTAGCGCAAAGGTACTTGCGTCTGGAGCGAATCGGAAAGCATTCACTGTAGTATCTCCAACTGGTGAGGTATTCAAGGTGTACGGATTAAGAGGTTTCTGTAAGGAGCACAATCTTGAATACCGAAGGTTATGGGATTGCTCCAAGAGAGTTAACGGTAAGACTAGAGATGGATGGTCTGTGGTAACATCTAAAGAGGTATAGAACATGTTTGATAGTGCTGTTGAAACTGAAACTATTCAAGCATATACTGCTCTCGAAAAGAGTCGGGAGCAGCAGAGGCATCTCGATCAGCAAGAAAGCAAAGAGTGGAAGAAGTTTGTTCAGCTTGTAAAAAAGATTTACATGACAACGGACCATCCGCATATGGAAATCGCCGGGGACTATCAATCTCTGGTCTATAGGTCCGCTGATAAGAAACTTCTAATAACATACGATTCTGGAATAGTAAGTACAGTCAGGATCTATGAAAAAACATACGTGTACCAAAAAACGTTCCTGGGATTGAGAACGAAACTAATCCGAAAAGGCTACGCTACTCTAGTAGAGCTCTCTTGTGACTTTTGGGATGAGAAAAGAGATCCTACTGTTTCCAAGATCGACCGAGCTCAGCTGGGTCGGTACGTCGAGTTGTATAATGAAATGTCGCGATATTACCTCGACCTTCTTAATCAGAAGACACACGAAGCAGACGAGGACGTGGCATTTAGGCAGCTCGTAAAGTTTGACTAGCCCTTACGAGAGGCGTACTGATATTATATCGGTACGGCGGAAGAATCGCCGGAACTAAGGAGAGACGAATGAAGGTTACTGTCATCGGTAGCGGAACGGCGTTTTCTCTCGCAACTAGGAAGAACGCGAATCAGTGCTTCCTGTTCGAGGAAAACGGGCGCAGGATGCTATTCGACTGCGGTCGCACCACTCCTGAGCAGCTGGATAAGATAACCGGGATGACCTTTAAGGACATCAACGACATCTATATCAGCCACGCTCACAGCGATCACATCGGTGGCTTGGAGTTCGCAGCGCTTATGCGCTACGACTGGAAGAATCATCCCCGCAATTGGTCTGATAGCGAGTATGCTATCAAGCTGTATGCGAACTCGGGGCTTATGACCGAGTTGTGGAACTACAGCCTTCGCGGAGGTCTGTCCACGTTCGAGGGATTCGTAGCCCAGATGGGTACTTGCTTTGAGCCGGTTCGAATTCCGGACAGCAAGGCGTTCGAGTGGGAAGGTTGGACTATGCTGCCTATTCAGCAGGTCCACATCATGTCCGGTTCCTCGATCTCGTTCGCGTTCGGCCTTCTGATCAAGAAGGAAGGACACAAGACACTCTACTGCGTGGCCGACAGTCAGCATTGCAGTCCGCGGCAGATGGAGATGTACTACAAGGAAGCTGATATCATTTTCCAGGACTGCGAGTGCGCTCCATTTCCGACGAACGTGCATGCTAACTACAAGCAGCTCGCCGGCTATCCCGAGGCGAATAGCCCGGACATCGGCGCTGCTGTTCGATCCAAGATGTGGCTCAGCCACTTCCAGGATTTCGTTCTCGACGGTAGAGATGGAATGGGTGGCGATCTTGATTGGTTCAAGCTTGCTAAGGATGATGGCTTCGCTGGGTTCCTGATGCCCGGCCAGACCTTCGAGATCTAAATGAGAACCCCCGAACGCGCATTGCGCGAGTACAACGCCGACCCAACGGTTGAGCTTCTTAAATCTGAGATAGTACTCATCCACATGAAAGCGCTCGGGAAGGTTCCCCTCGTACGTTACCAGTACGATCTCAACGAAAAACAACTCGTTGAGGTACAGTCGGTAGCGTACGAGGAACAGGCTGAAATGTTTGCCAAGATGTTGTACACTTACGGGCAGACATTTTATCCTGAATTCTTCCCAGCAGACGAAACCACGACTAATAAAGAAAGTAATGGGTAGGTAGCTCAGATGGTTAGAGCGGCGGTCTCATAAGCCGCAGGTCGAGGGTTCGATTCCCTCCCTACCCAGGAGGAATGCAGCATGTGTTTAGTGGCTTATGAGCGTGGGAATTCTAACATCAAATATGCTAACCCAAAGACTCCGCTTTGGGCCATTGTGAATATTACAAATGAATGTAATATGAGCTGTGAGTTTTGTTTTAACAAACATAATCACGCTCCCATTATGGCATTGTCTGACTATCGCGCCATGCTTATCAAGCTACAGACGATAGGAATCAAACAAGTAACGCTATGCGGCGGAGAGCCTACCACTCATCCAGACTTTGAACAGCTACTTATAGAAGCCAAGGCTGCAAAATTCAAGATTCACCTTCTGACAAACGGTCTTGAAATGGATAAGATTCTTGCAGCAGACGCAAAAGATCTTCTGAATCAGATTCAGTTCAACTGGAATATAGACACGTATAAGCATCTCTCCGAAAGTATTCGAAAGATCCAAAACTCTCGTGTAGCTGTCACAATTTCTGGTACAGAGGCTAACGTAGCTCATCTAGCCGAGCTAGTTCAAGCCGCTAACGATATCGGAGTGGATAAGATCCGAATCTGGGAGCTCTGCGGAGCAGGGAAAACAGATACGTCCCTCTCTATTCAAGAGTTCGACGCTACAATTCAGCCGCTTATTCCTGATGTGTACGGTTTCAAGCAATCCTACGATCCAGACGTTCAGGGTGATCTATATATCCCGTGTATGACAGCTTCTGGAGCGGCGATGTTCATCAATACAAATGGCGACATTACGCGATGTTGTGCAGAGCTGACATCTCCGTTGATTGCGAACATCCTTACTGAGCCTTCATTTGACGTGCTTCAAAAGTATCGAGAGTTTGTTGCCACTCTTCCTAAGAAATGTTTTGCCAGATAGAGAGGCAAATAGATATGTATCGTGTAGGAGAGAAAATGCTGTCAGATGCTTGCGTTGATTGCGATCTAGAATGCGATGCTTGCCACGATGACCCTGAAAACGCTCCTTGCATGGATATGTTTGAGTCGGACTTTGACGACTCATCTGATGATTGAGTCTGTAGCTCAGCTGGATAGAGCGCAACCCTGCGAAGGTTGAGGTCACAAGTTCGACTCTTGCCAGGCTCACTAATTACCATATGATACATCTACAGAAAGGAGGCACACTATGCAATTCTACTAGTTAGGAGGCATAGCGATGTCGAGATCGTACAAGAAGTATCCTTGCTGGTCCGCTCCGGATAGCAGGAATGGAGTGCACAGCGGTGTTCACGATTCCAAGAGACTGGCGAACCGCAAAGCACGTCGCCCATGGTACTGGGATACCCCATCTGGAAATGCATACCGCAAGATAACAGATCCCTGGGATATTCGAGACTACAAGTCCGTCTATTATACTAAAGCTGAAGTTGCGCGTGCAATCGATGACGCGAAAGCTCGTATAGGGCGTGACACGTATTACTACAGGTACCAGAAAAAGTATACGCTTAGGTACTATTACTACGCAAAATGAGGGAGTATGTTAACAGAACGAGAGTATCGAGCAATGAAAGCGATCCTCACTGTTACGACGGATCCCGAAGTCAAGAAATTGCTCCGAATTAAAGTAGGAGAACACGAATTAGAAGTGACCCTACGTAACATCTCCCGTAGAGTACGGATCATAAGGAACAGAGTTTTAAGGAAAGGGATCGACTCTAAGCCGGCAGGTGAAGAGTTGTGAACGATAGTGAAATCCCGCCCCATGCTGGACAAGGGGTAAGGGTCGCTTACGGGTCTGCAGCCCATAGGCGGAAGGTGGGCGCTTCCCGGGAATAATGTCAACGGCCCCCATTAAGACCAGTAAGTGTGCTGAGCAAGTTGGCGAGATCAGTAGCTCAGTTGTAGCAACACTCAAAAAAGAAATCGCAGTATGCCTCATTAGTTTAACGGAAGAACGTCTCCAAAACACGGAGAAGGCTGCGGGATCATCCCCCGCTGGGGCTAAATCGTCTGAAAGAGCGTATATTGAATAAAATGAAAGCATACGCAGGTATAGGAGCAAGAGAGATCAATGCAGGTCTCCAGATTGAGTTCGTCAAGATCGGAAGGCGTCTTGCTCAGGCAGGGCTAACTTTACGGTCTGGTGGAGCTCAAGGAGCAGATCTCTCTTTTGAATGGGGTGCTGACGACGGTAGTGGTGTGAAAGAGATCTTCCTTCCATGGAAGGGTTTCAATCATAATAAATCCACTCTTATACTCCCAGAGCCTATTCCGACTAATATAGTTTCAATCGCCCGTAGCATTTACCCTCACTGGGATCATGTTACCGAACCGGTTCGACGGCTTCACGCTCGAAATGTAATGCAAATTCTGGGTTGGGATCTTAATGATCCTTCAGCATTCGTAGTTTGCTATACCGAACGTCCGTATAACGATCCGAACGCAGTAGGCGGTACACTTTTTGGAATCAAGCTCGCGGAAGCGAACGACATTCCAGTTTACAACTTCTTTGTTCGCGGTGATCGTGAACGATTCTATAAGATGCTTGACATCCTCCAAAACGAAGGGATTGATACAAGTGATATCCCCGAACTCACGGAAGAACAATTCAAGCAAATGAAGAGAAATGCCTAGATGGTGGAATTGGTAGAGCACGCTGGTTTCAGATACCAGTGCCGAGAGGCGTGAGGGTTCGAGTCCCTCTCTAGGCAAGGACTAATTATCCATAGGAGGGCCTATGGAGGGACTTATTCGCTGGGAGTATGATGGCTTTAGCGTACTCCGTGCAGACTACAGCCTCGTGGAAGACCCGCTACAGTTACTACACGCTATTATGAGGGAGCAATATTCAGCTGAGGGTGATTGTTGCTACAGTCTTATTGATTTCGGGTATCGAACCTTTTCAGAAAACTTCATTCGCGAGTATAGAGAACTAGCGATTGACCTAGCTTCTAAAAAAAAGCTCTACGCTGCCTATTTAGGGCTACCGCAGGAGCATTACGAAGATGCGAAGCGTATATTAGCCAACATAGACGGGAAAGCAACAATTGCTTTTTTTGAAGCGGAACCAGCGGCTATCAAATGGCTTCTTTCTTTTAAGGGCTGTGTTGACTAATTAAGAGGCAATTAGATATTATTAAGGTAAATGCGTTGCAGGGAGAATCGGTATTCAATCGGGTCTCATAAGCCTGACTCCGTGGGTTCGACTCCCACCTCTGTTATTGGAGCGGTGACGAATAGCGTTACTTCGTTGGTAGAAAAACACGCCATTCACTTTTTCCCTCCTTTTTTGTAAACAATGAACGCGGTGACGTTGCGAAGTTCATCGGATATTATGGGTTCGAATCCCATAGAAAGCGCCAAAACTGCTTTTTATAACCTTCGCAGCACCTAGCATTCCCGTTCTTTTATTTTTGAAATTAGCGGCAGTGACCGTAACAAGTTCATCGAAATTGTAGGTTCAAATCCTATCATTCCCGTGAGGGAACGTGGCCGAATTGGTACAGGCGACTGACTCATAATCAGTTTTTAAGAAACTACTTGTTACAAACTTAATTCTCCGCTTTTTATTGAGACCTAGACCGGCAGTGGGAATCCGAGATACTTCGCCCTCGAAAGAGGACAACTATAATGCTTGTGGTGCTAACATTCGTGTTAGCGAGTATCCAGGAATATCCCGGGAGAGGATTCACTCTCACCAAACGTACCCGCCGAAGCTGCGGCAGACTTGATAACGAAGATCTGATGTACGTACTCGGTTCAGTATTCTCCGGTCTTTCTTTTATAGGTGTAGGAGAGTGCCATGGTAGAATGGCTATTGCGAATTGCAAAAGCATTTGGGTTCTTCTTAACACCAGATGAACAAAAAGCTCGGGATAAGGCAATCCAAGAGCAAGAAGAGTTACGACGTCGCATTAGCGATGAACTATGGATTTAGGAGGCAGCGTATGAAGATGAAGTTTAGCTGCCTCCCACGCTGAAGTAGCCAAGTAGGCTTGCGTGGGAGGTAAAGCAACCACACAAGCCCTTATCCTCTAAGAGTAAGAGAGTGGACTGAAAATCCATACATCCGTGTGCGACTCACGGTAAGGGCATAGTAGAAATTAGAAATTAGAAAGCGGTGATGATAACAGATACTTCACGCCTAATGGTTAGGCACCCGTCTGAAAAACAGGAAATAGTGGGTTCGATTCCTACGAAACGCAGAGATGCGTACGCTGTTACCACTTTATTCCCTTTCTTTTTATTCATATGAACCTTCCGATCACTGTGACACTAACTACATATGAAAGAGGATAGAAAGTTCTTTTATGTGTATCAGATTACGTGCGACGTAACAAATAAGATCTATGTTGGAGCTCATTCAACAAATGATATGGAAGATGGTTATTTAGGCTCTGGAACTCTTATTCGAAAAGCTATTAGAAAATACGGACCAGAGCATTTCCATAAAACTATTCTTTTCGAAGGAAAGAGTTGGGAAGAGCTTCTCGAAAAAGAAGCAGAAATAGTCGATACGGATTTTGTAAACCGTAATGATACCTATAATCTTCGAGAAGGCGGGTCTGGTGGCACGAAGTTAATTCTCGAAAAAGAATTAGAGCGCAGACGGAAGGTAGCAGAGGCTAATCGTCGAACAAAAACCGGGGTGCCTCGATCTGAAGAAACCAAACAAAAGATATCTGAGTCTCATATAGGGCAAGTTCATGAGGGTCAAGTAAAAGAAAGAGTTCGTGCGATCTGTGCGGTTTGCGGTAAAGAATTCGAAGTACGATTAGGAAAACGAATAAAGGGTAAGTGTTGCTCTCGATCTTGCACAGCTAAGTTGATGAATATTACAGGTGTAGCGAATAGAAATAAATAACGCCGAAAGGCGAAAAACTTCGTGGCGCCTTATTCTCGTTCTTTTTTATTTCATAGGGGTGTAGGCAAATTGGCAAAGCCGCGTCGTTAAGAACGGCGGATCGTCTGTGGCTTCGAAAACCACCATCCCTAATACGAGTAGCGGTGACGCTTACCAGTACTTCGCTGTTAACGAAAACCACCTGGTTCGCACTTATTCCCTACTTTTATTTCACTGTATGAGCAACTCGAACCTTTCAGCATCGGAGCACTAATTAGATAAGAGGTTCGAAATGATTTGTGAAAGATGTGGTAGAGAGTTCACAGAAGATTGGCGAGGAACAAGATCTCAAAAGGCTTCGACGCCGCGATTTTGTTCGAGACAGTGCGCGAATTCAAGATCCTTTTCAGAAGAGAGTAAGCAAAAGAAGAGTGAGGCAGCTAAACTCTATATAGAGAAAGCGGGCACTCCGCAACGAACAGTATCCAAGGAAACTGCTAAAAGAGCTGCTGAAAAGCGTAGACATACATTTCAAGAGAAATATGATGCTTTACCGTGGGAAAAACTAGCGCCAAAAGGCGAAGCAGTAAAGAGACGAATTTTGGTTGAGCAAAATGGTGTTTGTAGTATTTGCGGGTTGAACACTTGGATGGAGAAACCCCTGATACTTCAACTCGACCACATAGATGGAAATAATGAGAATAATCAACGAAGTAATCTTCGTATGATTTGTCCAAACTGTCATTCGCAAACAGAAACTTTTTGCAGAGGGCATTCTCGAAAAAAGAAGAATGCTAAAACAGGTAATTTGTATAAGGCTCAGAAGAGTCCCTTATAGAAAATAAACGGGGTCGGCCCACAACGAATAAGGCAAAGTGGGACAGCAGGTATGAACTGCTGGTGGGGTTCAATTCCCCTCGGCGTCATTAGCGAACGGTGATCGAAACGATTTCATCGAGAAATTAGCTTAACTGGTTTAAGCAAAACCCTTCCAAGGTTTAGATTGTCGGTTCAACTCCGACATTTCCCACCACAAAAAGTCGTTTCACCTTTTATTCCTTCGCTTTTCTTTTATTAGGAGCAAACATGCTAGATGCGATGGGGCACGAGATAGAGATAGGCGGCGTTTACGGCTACTCAAATCGCTCCGATGGCTTCGTAACTGTTATCGTTGGAAGGGTCAAAGACTTCACCAAAGATAGAGTTACGCTAGACATCGAACATCGAGGATCAGCTGTATACAATAGCCCGATTGAGAGAGACAGGGCAACCGACTGGCGCGGTAACGCAAAGAAGACCACGGTGTCAGTTTATTCAAATCTGCTTTTCCCTCTCGCAAATGATAACGTCTCCTGGATTGATAAACAGTAAAACAAGCAGCGGTGACCGAATGGGATACTTCAAACTTACTGTAAATAAGTCGCCGAAAGGCATTGTAGGTGCAAATCCTACCATCCCCACCCTCTGCATTCGAAAGAGTGCCGATAGTGGGGATGATGAAAAACAAACCCTTTCAAACCTATTCCCTGCTTTTTCTTTTTTCTTCTACTAACTAGAGAGTAGGAGATCCCAATGAACGAAATCGTAGATGATAATCCAGGCGATGTTTCTAACTACCCCGCTCCTATGACGGGGACTCCTCGCCTTATTAAGTTCCTACGTACAGCCCTTCAAAACCCAGAGCACGACGATCTCTTTCAAGAGGTCCTTAACCTAGGCTACACTGAATGGCAGCGTCCTGAGCGTGAGAACACGTGGGGCTTTGCTGATATGACCAGCTGGATGGAAGAGAACTTCGGTAACGAAGCTGCTCTCATTACTATGCTTGGTAAGTTCAATCAGCAGGTTTGTAACGGCGGAATTATTCAGTGGTTAGATAATGGATATGCTAGCGACAATCGCGGCCGCAAACGACAGAGATGGGGTTCGGCTTCTCCAGAAATGGATCTTTCCCTTCTAGACTGGATGATCAACGATCTAGAGAATTCTGCGCTCGTCCGGCTTCCACATGGACACGAAATCCTTCAGATTCTAGTCTCTATTCAAAACGAGATTGAAGACGCCAGCGGCCCCTGCGATCACTGTCACAACCACAGATACGTAAAATGCGACACCTGCGGCGGCTACGGTAAGGCTGATGATGAAACCTGCGACGCTTGTGAAGGCGAAGGAGAGATCGACGGAGCGCCTTGCGAGAACTGTGGCGGTAAAGGTTATGTAGACTCTAATGGAGAATGCGAAGAGTGCGAAGGTGAGGGTGAGGTACCTTGCCCAGACTGTAACGAAGATGGACAGTTGGAGATGGACGCTAGAGAAGGCTCTATTAACAACCTAGACTTTGATCGACTTGAAAGACGTTACTACAGGATCAACGATACTTGGGAACAAGAGATTACTGGTTATCTTCGCAGTCTCGTTCGTAGCCCCCAGGGTGGCGGACTTCTTTCTCGAGCACAGGCTTTCAAGGCTACAGAGAAGCTTATGGCTATGCTTAACAGGCTTCTTGAGTCTATCGATGATGAGGACACTGAAGGGGATGTCTCTTCTTATCAAGAGCCAACTCTTCCGCCTGCCCAGGACATTGTTAATACTTTCGAAGACTATCAGAACGATAACCCTGGTCCGTACGATCGAATCGCCCGTCGAGTAGCAAGCGAATACAACATAGACGTTTACGATGTTGCAAACGCTTTTGCAGAGATGGGTGACGAAGAAATGGCGCAGGATATTATCGAAAGTATGGAGTAGACTTTCAGAGAGTCATTTTGATATTATTTATACAAAAGCTGCTGCATACAGCGTAAAGATCGTTTCAGTGCAGTGAACGATCAATCTGAGATCCGGCTGGCGCAGAGGATGCGTGAGGTTGTTGCTGATAGGCAACGCTAACTTCGTAGCGGGATCCAGTCCTTTTATTGCAGTGAGCAAAACTCTTAGCACTATGTATACTAATTGTAGGTAAGAGGTTTGAGATGAATAAGAAGATTAGAGAAGAGAGGTTCTGCCTATACTGTGGAGCCTCTCTAGGCTCTGACTGGAAATCAGCCAAACGAAAATATTGCAGTAACGCTCATCAAGCAGCATATAGAACTGAAATGTTAAAGAAAATCTGGCTTGAAACGGGTCAGTTGTCAACATCTAAACCTGGAAAAGCAAAAAAGGATAAGTCGGGTAGAGTCTATAGAGTTTCAGATAAATATACGGCAACTAAAACATCTTTTGTCCGTAATTTAATCTTAGAAGAACAGAATAGGGTTTGTAGTATCTGTTTACACGATTTTACGTGGCAGGATAAACCGGTTCCCGCTATATTAGATCATATAAATGGAGATCCATTTGATAATCATAGATCGAATCTTCGACTAATTTGTCCGATGTGTGCATCTCAACTTTCAACAAATACCGGCGGTAATAAAGGTTCAGGTCGTAATACGATTTGGAATCAATTGTAATGGGGTCGTGGTATCAATTGGTTGATCACCAGCTCTGCAAGCTGGCTTATGCGGGTTCGAGTCCCGTCGGCTCCACGATGCCCTTAAGTGGGCAGGTTCAGGACAGTGAGTAGTTGTTCGAAAGAACGCGCGAGCTACTTCTCCGCCACCTCTGCATTTGAGGTAACCGAGATCTTGTAGAAGATTGTCGGCTAATCCAGATTGAAGCGAACATATTGTTCGATTGCCATATCTGGAACGCTAGGACAATCTTAAAGATCTTGATTTTAAGTGCCGAGATGGGGGAAGTCCCGGTAACGGGGCTATTGCTCGCACTACGACTTACTTCCACTTTATGCTGCCTTAGCTCATCTGGTAGAGCACCGCACTTGTAATGCGGATGTGACCCGTTCAAGTCGGGTAGGCAGCTAATCAAGTCACCAGACTAAATAAGTACGAGGTGACCCAACATGGTACTAACCAGCCAAGCAATCCTAGATTGGATCGACGCAACAATTCCACGAGGCGTTGACTTCATAACCATATTTGCAGCAACCGCTCTACTATTCGCTTCATTCGAATTCTTTCGACAATACAAAGCACACCCGAAGCGGCGAATGGCTCTATACCTTTTTGTGTTTTTCTTAATTGATGGGCTAGACTACCTTATATTCTCTCTAGGAGGGAGTAGGATTCTAGACTACGCTACAGCTACATTGATAGGTATGATACTTGATGCAGGTGTTGCAACATCGTCTCTTGTCTTTATCTTTAGTAAGACAGCAGAACGTGCAATAAGAAAAGACGATTGTAACTCCTAATTTCTAATCTCTACATTTCCATTCTTCCAGCACAAAGATCTCAATCTCCCCTATGGGGCAGTAAAGGAGGACTCAATGTCCAAGTTCGCAAGTGCATCCAACACCAAGGCTCGCTCTCCGAAGCCAGCCGTAACCAAGGCTCCTGTCCGTATCGTGAAGAACGCTGCAGGCGGAAATGCGTACGCGCAGTCCCCGAAGCTCGAGCTCGTTTCGTACATCCTGTCAAACATGCTTTCCGGAGACATGTACCGCAGCGGTGACGAGGTTCTCAACAAGATCCGTGGTCTAGTTACCACGATTGAGGACAAGGAGTTCATCGCAAAGGCCGCTCTTTACGCTCGTAATGAGTTCGGTATGCGATCCACGTCTCACGTACTCGCAGGTGAGATGGCAAACATCAACGCCACGTCCGGAACTTCCTGGGGCCGCGACTTCTACAATGCGGTCATTTATCGTGTCGACGACATGATGGAGATCATGGGTTACTACCTGGAGAAGAACCAGGGTAAGCCACTTCCAAACGCCCTCAAGGCAGGCTTTGCCGAGGCTTTCAAGCGTTTCGACGCCTACCAGCTCGCAAAGTACAAGGGAGACACTCGTGCAGTCAAGCTCGTTGACGTCGTTCGTCTCGTACGCCCGAAGCCAACCACGAAGAATGCCGATGCTCTCGCCAAGCTCCTGAAGGGCGAGCTCAAGAACACGCAGACCTGGGAGGCTAAGATCTCCGCTGCGGGACACATCAAGGATGAGAAGGAGCAGTCCGCTGCTCGTAACGAGGCTTGGGCAGATCTCCTCAAGGAGAACAAGCTCGGCTACCTCGCTCTCGTTCGTAACCTGACGAACATCGCAAAGGATGCTGATGATGCAACCTTCGAGCTCGCGCTCAAGGCCCTCGTCAACGCCGATGCAATCAAGAAGAGCTTGATCTTCCCGTTCCAGCTGTACACGGCTTACCGAGAGGTAGAGTCGAACGGTCGTATCGGCAAGGCGAACCGAATCGCGAAGATCATGGATCACCTCTCCCAGGCTCTCGATATCTCTTGTGCTAACGTACCGGAGATGCCGGGCAAGACCCTGGTAGCAATTGACATCTCGGGTTCTATGGACTCGTCTGTCGCGAACATGAACTCAACGAGCTGTGTTACTCTGGCTACGCTCTTCGGAGTCATCCTCGCCAAGGCGAACGATGCAGACGTTATCCAGTTCCAGTCGAGCGCAAAGTTCGTTCCGGTCCTCAAGTCTCGCTCTACCCTTGACACTGTCAAGATGCTCGCTCACACGAGCGGTGGAACGAACTTCGAGTCGATCTTCCAGCTGATCAACAAGGATGGCAAGAAGTACGACCGTATCTTCATCCTCTCCGATATGCAGGCCTGGATCCAGACCGACTGGGCTCCTGCAACGATGCTCTCTCGCTACCGCTCGACGGTAGGAGCAGATCCGTTCATCTACTCGTTCGACCTCAAGGGCAACGGTACGATGCAGTTCAAGGAGGCCGATCCGAAGGTTATCCCGCTCGCGGGATTCTCTGAGAAGGTCTTCGACATCATGAAGGTCGCGGAGCAGCACAAGAATGCTCTAGTCAACGCCATCGAGG